CATCTTGTTTTCGGGCTTGGCATAGGCGGCACCCATATCTTTGAAGAAATTCATTTGCTCGTCAGTCAGGTCAAAGTCTGGAGCAAAGTTCTTTTGCTTCATAAACAAGCGCAAAGCCTCGTTCTGAGCAACTGCCATTCTCTCTTGCTCCGTCAGACCCGAAGCAGGGTTCAAGATGATCCGATTGTCTTCTGTTGCCATGCCAGCAACTTGAGGGTTCTTCTGGAAGTATTGAAGTTCACCTTGATAGGGTGAACGAATCTCGAAACCATAAACAGTCTGCGGCGTTGGCATTTGTTACGCTAACCTCGCAAAAAATCAAATCAAGTCCTTGCTTGACTGTTTCTTGTGGTATGGTAAGGGAACTTATAGGTTTGCGCTGGGCAAGGCGTAATCCGCCCACAGCAAACCGCTCTGAGGCCGACGTTCTTGCCCGCGTCGGCCTCTTTGTTTCGGGCATTCCTCGCCTGGCAGAAGATTGTAGCGTCCCTGAGTTGGGCAACGCGGGCAATCGGAGGATTCGGCGCACGGTGGACAGCAAATCAGCCGTGCAAAAGGCGCATCTGCAAAGATGGGTTGCGCTCGTTGCCGTTCGACCTGTGTGCTACTGAGCCAGCCGAGCAGGGAGGCAGCGAGATTATGCGACGGGACTCCCGACGACCTATACGGAAGTGGAGCTTGAGCATGGCAGTTTCCCGGTCAGGGGATTGCTATGCTCTGAAACAGCCCTCTGCTCCTACCGGAAGCAGTGCCTGACTCCACAGAACCTGTCAGAAAGTGCAATCTCCTGCACAGGCATAAAAAAACCGCCACCCGGTGAAGGGTGACGGTGTGATCGCTGGGAGGATTACAGGATGTCGTTGATGATGTTGGTGGCAATTTTATCAACCCACTCCTCATCGGTTTCGTCTTCGGGTTGGTACCAGTTGTCGAGTGCGCACTCAATGCAAGCCATAACACAACTGCGCGTGAGTTGAGGATCGTGTTCATCCCCGTAGAAATTACTTTGGCCAATTATGCTCGACGTGTTCATCGTGATGATGTCGCGATCTCCGAATGCGGAGTCGATGCGAGCGGCAATTTCGTTAGCTTGAGCTTCGGTGAGGGTATACATATTGTGGGTGGTGTGGGTTGTGGGTGGGATTAGCGGAGGAGATCAAGTTGATGCTCGGCATCGTGGATATCGTCGATGCCAACACGCTTGCCATTCTCTGTGATCTCGTACGTGAGATACGAGTTGGGGCCATACCTGCGCTCAATTGCGCGGATGTGCGCCAGCTTAGCTTTGACCGCGTTCAGGAGGGTGCGGTGACGGCTGATGACCGTGTGGTTGAAGGAATCGATGAGGGTGAACATGATGTGTGTGGTGTTGTGGGTGGTGTCCTGCTGGACACCCTCAGTATGCCACATTTCCCGATGTCCGCAAATTCTTTTTTGCCTATTTTTTCACTGGGAGGGCATCCCCAGGCACCCTGACCTGTCCCAGCTTGGGGATCAGGACTGCCCAGTGACCATCCCATCCGTCCTGATCTGCGCAGGGGAACAAGGGCTGGCAGACGGTACCCTCCGGCAGCAGGAGAATGCGGTCATCCTCGCGGATGCCAGTACAGGCTGGCAGTTTCATGGCACCTGGCAGTCCGTAGGGCATCTATCAGTTGAGAGGAAATTGATAGCAACTTGAGAGTTCACTCAGAACCCACCGTTTCACTGGCCAGTGAAAGCCGGTGCTTCTTGATGAGTTTGTTGAGTTCGTGAGCGGCTACCCGATACGTCCCAGACGAAATGGCGCAGCACTGCTGCCAAGGCGTTGAGTCTTTCGGCCTATCGCCGTCCTTCGTGCCGCCCTGCTTGGCGTAGCTGCGAGCTTCGCGCAAGAACGACTCACGGAGGGATTCAAGGTCGGCGAGGATGTCAGGTTGGCTCATGCTACCGAGCGGGAATAATCGACGATTGGGCAGTAGGGTCAACCAGAGTTATTCCCGAGCGGGATTGTGTATCGTCGCACAATACACTCGGGCAGTGTAGCGTGCAGATGAGTTTTATCGTCACTCGTCAACACCGTAGCGCAGCTTCAGCAGCAGCCTTGCCTCATGGATGATCTTGCGAACGTCCTCGGCACCGTTTTTGGCACCATGGCGGCAAGCACGCTTGATGATACAACCCTCCAGGAATGGTAGCTTGTTAGCCTCAATAAACTCGATGGGCTGAATACTGAAGTCCTTGTAGTGGTTGCCGCCGATCTGGGAGTCTAGTGGGTTGGTCATGTTTTTGAGAAGTTCTCCAAGAGAGCAAAAGACTTGTCCTGCAATGCTGCCAAGCTGTCATCGGTGTCGATCTGTAGACCAAGCCGATCTGCCTCTTCCTTCGACCAGACGACCCTGGCGAACTTGAGTTTGTGCCAGTCGATGAGATGGTCATGCTTGCTGCCGTAAGATGCCTGCAGCATGAGATTCAACGGGATCTCATCCAGGTGCTTCACCCAAAAGGGCAGTGACTTCGTGAATGCCCAGAACAGGACATCGGGCTTGCTGCGGATGAACTTCAGCCAGCCAAGGAAATACTGCTCAGAGAAGAAGTCACCGGCAGTGTGAATCCGCACCCTCGTAGCTTTCTTGGGAAAGCAGTCCGTCAGCACCTGTGCTACCTGATCTGCGCTCTTCCATCTTACGGCATCAAAGTTCGCCCAGTATCTCTCCCTGACCGAAGGGTATCGCTCGGTCATGGCAGAGTAACACTTAAACACCTGCTTCGGCCCGTTAGTCATCTGTCCAGTCTCACGGTTTACAAATGCCAGACACTGCTCTGCGCCAGGACAGGTCGTGCCAGATGGCAGCGACCATGACCAAGCCTTGGGATCAAATAGGTAGCGGTTCGCTTTGGTGAAGGCGGGTTCCATGGTTAAGCATACCATTTACGCACTTGATGGAAGGCGCGCACAACTTCTTCATGCCCCAAGTTGATTAGAAGCTGGCAAAGCACATCGTCTGCTGAAATGTGCGCTTCTTCTGTGTCTTGAAGCTGTGTTAGTTCAATCAGTTCAGCAATTGCTTGTTCGGGTTCCATGGTTTCAGTAAATGCTCACCTAAATCTACTTTCCCTGGCAGTATCGAATGCCAGGTCTGCTTCGTGATCGCACGCATCACAGTCGCCAATCTGGTTTCCATGACGGCAGATTGACAGCAGAATTTCCGGTTCTTCTGGCAACGGTTCCAAGTCAGGAACATCAATATCCGGTAGTTGCTCAATAACCTTGCCGCACTCAGGGCAGATAGCGTTGCCGTTGTCATCGACATCCATGATGTCGCCACAGCACTCAGGTGGCTCAGGATAGTCAGGCGGATCGTCTCGGTTCATAGGCATCAAAACTTGCCAAGCCTCCTCGGTTGAAGTTTCGCAACCAGGTGTTCACCATCCTGGCGCACTGGGATCACCATGCCGGGAACGAAGTATCGGGAGTCCTTGCACTGGCACCACCGCTCCTCGTCACCGTATTTAACCTTCAGCATCCTTCTGTTGGGGAAGCGAGTCTCTATCACAACAGCAGTGTCGTTCTCAGCCAGCAGACGCTCCAGTGCGTTGGGCTTAGTCTCGGCAACCTGCTCCTCGACGGGATCAAGAAACACAGGCACGACCTCAACAGGCTCGCTTTCCAGCACCTGTTCAGGTTCCTGCTCCTCCATGGGAGCAAGGATCTCCTTCAGCTTCGCCATGCCAGCAGCATTGACGTAGGGCTTGTTGTAGCGTCCGACTGTCCAGTGCTTGCCGCGTTTAAGGCTAGCCTTAGCCTCCTTCACGGCACTTAGTGTAGCACCAAGCTGGATTGCCGCTTCTTCAAGGGTGAGAGCTTTCATTTGCAGAGACGTTTGCGGTAGGCGTTAACACACTGACGAGTGACGCAGCGATCATGAGCGATCTCAATGTCGCTCTTCGACCAGTCTACGTCGTCCCACTTGGATTTCCTCTTGCTAACACTGCCCTTGGCAATGCCAGCCTTCCGGCGACGGTTACGGACTACAGTGTGGCTGAGTCCAGTTAGCCTGGCGATCTCGGCATCACGCAGAGTCCAGTCTTGTTCACTTACCCATTGTTTAATTTGTTCTTGAGTCATGGAGCGGCAGTAAAGGTGAAGTTACACCAAGCGCAAGTGCTATTTATTCATTCTCAAAGATGACTTCTTCCAGGCACTCATGGAGGCTCATCAGGTCGTCGATCATCTCCTCGACCTCACCTAGGCCAACCTGGTCATCTGGATCGATCAGGTCACTCAGGTGGCTCAGTAGGCTCGCGGAGTCGAGCAGCAGGACGGACAGGGTGCAGATTGCCTTGTGAGGCAGGACGATAGAGGGGCTTTTGGCAGAATTTTCCGCAGGGGGTAATGCATCGGGTTGTGGCTGCGGCTGCGCTGCCTGACCCCCTCCCCCCCTATCAACTGCATCCATCGTCGCTTCAAACTCGCTCCAGTTGTGTT